GTCCATTGCTCTTACTCTATCAATTAAACTTACAATAATACCATATTGACTATCAAGTTTAGTTGACACTCTTTCTTCCATAGTGTCTAATGCAGTCTGCACTTTATCATCTAAGGTATCTAGTTTAGTTTCCATACCATCAATAATTCTATTGATAAGTTTCCAAACAAAAACACCTAGTCCTAAAGCTGCTGCAATAGGAAAACCTAATTCAGTTATTAGTGATACTGCCGACTCCATCAGTCTTGCTTATTAGAAGCTCCAAAGTAAAAACTAATAACAGCACTTGCTAAACCACCAAGATAACCTAATACTAGGTTTATTAGAGCCTCACTATTCTGCTCTGGTGGTTGTAGTGTTACTAAGAATATATAGGCTAAGAATCCACCTACTGTGGCTACACCCATAATTCTAGCTGTCCAATCTTTTGAAAATTTTCCTCTAGCATCTTGCGTATCAGCTACTTCTAGTTTAAATACGTCTACTTCTAGCTCTTTCATTTGTACTTCAAAGTCATTCTCAGCTTTTTTAAGTTCTAACATTTGTTCAGGTGTTGCTTCAGCTACAGCTTTTTCTATTGCTTTAGGATTGTTAGGGCAACCTAAAACATCGGCTATCATATTAGCAGCCATACCACCCATAGGACCACCTAAAGCAGTACCTAATGTTGGAGCTACAGCACCTACTATATTTTTTAACATATCTTTCATATTATTCTCTCTCTAAAGTTAATGTTCCCTCTAACATACCATCAATAGAACTTAGCACCCATTCAGGTACATCATCTACTAATATATTCTCCTTCTCAGCTTTTTGTAAATGTAAGCTGATTAAACTTTCATATAAACCTCTAAACTGTTCTCTAGTTACCCAAGGCTCATCACACTTGGCTCTAGCTTTACAATCAAGCTTATATGCCCTGTCTAAATCTGTTTCTAAGTAGAGCAGCATTCTCTAACCATAGTTTGTAACTCAACACTACGTCTACCTACTTGTCTAAACCAACGACTGTCTTCCATTTGTACAGCCATCTCTTCCCAGTCATGTGTACGACAAGCTGCTAACATCTTTTTAAATTTACTAAATCTCGTACCACCTAGATTAAAACACATATTAACTACAACACGTTGTATAATCTCTGGTAAGTTTTTAAAATCTTCTTCGCCTATAACATGCATAGTTTCTTTTAAATGTTTATCAAAATCACTTTCATAATACATATCTACTACTTCTTGAGGAACAGCAGTACCAACTTCCCAATTGTATTCAGGGTCTTCTGGTTGGCATAGATGTCCGACACCAAGAGTTTTATAGCCTAAACTATCCATGTATATTTCTAACACTTCACCTTCGTGTCTTTTTATTTCAGCTTTACATTTTTCTATGTTCATAACTAATCCTTTTGAATATAATATTTATTGTTTTGTAATTTAGTTAAAAATTCATCTTTAACTGGTACACTATCTCTAAGTAATATAAAGTTTGGAACTTTATCTGGGTTTCTAAAATTAGGAGTTGTTTTAACTACGTCTACTTTTTGTCTTCTTAAAAAATCATCAACAGCAGGAGTAATACCTGTTATATAATTATCTTTATTTAACATATCATCTTTAAACTGTTGTAGCTGTTTAGACTTACTTATCTCTCCTTGTTGTAGTAATCCTGTTTTCTTTGTTGTTTTAAAATCTTTTATTTCTTTATCTAAAGCTTTTAATAAAGACTTGTTAGGTTTATCAGCATTTAAAACTTTATTTTTAGAAATACTTAACAAGTTTTTAAAAGAAGAAATATCTGATACATCTAATCCATATACAGAACCTTTCTCACCTGTAAATTTTACTACATTGTCTATACTAGGATTAGTAAACACTCCTCTTTGTAGTGCTGGATTAGGTGTTTTAGTTCTTCTATATGAAGGTATTATTTCTTTTAAACCTCTTTCACCTGAACCATGATAAAGTATTTTAGGGACAGCTCGTTTTTCTAAAACTTCTTCTCCTACTTCTTTAACTACTTTACCACCTTTTAATATTCCTACACCACCTAATAATTCTACAATAGGTGCTACCATTCTAAGTCCCGGTTCATTTCTAATTTCTTCAGGTATTTCTATTTCTTCGGTGCTACCATCTTCATAAGTTCTTACTGATTTATTACCTACCTTTTGTATATCTACAATAGAGCCTCTATTAAATCCAAGCCTAGCCATCTGGTCAGAGTAAGGTGCTCCAGTAAAAGGGTCTACTCTATCTGCTGGGTCTTCTTTAGTGTCGGGTACTTCTGGTCCTGATACTAAGCCTCCTTCAACTTTTTGTTGTCTTGTAAATCTTTTAGGTCTTTTTAATATTTTTATTACTTCTTTTTCTTTTTCATTTAAATCATCTTCATATTGTAATAAAGGTAATATACTTAATTGATTATATAACTTTTTGTAACTACTTTTAAACTCATTAAAACTTACACCAGTATAAGCTGCTGAGTTATATAAAGTTATTAATTCTTTTTCAGTTAATCTAATGGGTTGAAAATTATTATCATAAGAAGATAATCCATTTTTTTCTACCACTCCTAGTCCTTCACCACTTACTTTTTTAACAGCTTCTTTAATATCATCATTCCTAATACCTAAAATTCTAGCTCCTCTAATTGCTCTATTTAAAGTTACATAGTCTCTGTAATAAGCTCTATTAGCTATTAAATAATTTTCTAAAGCTTCTTCAATAGTTTCTACTTTATATTCATTTAATAAATCTTTAGTATCTTTATAGTTTGTATTAAAATCTTTTACTTTAAAAAATAAATTTGTTTTTAAATTTTCGGTATTAACTGAAGTATAATTTAAACCTGTTAATTTACCTACAAATTCTTCTACAAATTCTTCTCCAGATAATTCTCCTTCTTGTAACTCTCTAGTATATTCAGCTCCCTCTCTTAAAAATCTTGGTAATAAAACTTCTCCTATATATTTTGATGTCGCTAAAAAATTTTGCATAAAACTTTGTTGTGGGTTAGTTCCTTCAATAGGATTACCATTTTCATCTTTACCATTATATGCATCTACTAATCTTTGAGTAAATAAAGGTTGGTCAGTAAAAGGAGCTAAAAATGTTTTTAAAGACTCCCTACTTGCATTAGCTATTTTATTATCTATAGAATCTAACGAAGATTCAGGGTCAAATATTTCATTTGTAAAAGCATTAAAAACATTTAAAACTGGAGCATTAGGGTCTGAAAAAGTTAAATCTACAAATGATATATTACCAAATTTATCACGTTTATATCCTATAGTTCCATTCTTTGACCAAGGTGGTAATGCTAAATCTTTTATAGCCTGTTCTTCCTCATCACTAACACCAAATGCATATTTAGTAAATCTATTAACACCCTCACTACCTAAATAACCTACAGTCATTTGACTAGCTAATCTTTGATAACCTCTTTCAATTAAGTCTGGATTACCTGACCTAATTTCTTCCATACCTCTCATTAAAGTATGATAATTATTTCTCCATCTTTCTGCAAAGAAAGAATAAAAGTTACCAAATACAGGCACTTTTCTTAATTCTCTAGCTCCTAAAGGAACTAAATTATAAGTAGGGAAAGTATTTCTAATAATAGTAGCTGCTTCTCTTTCTAATTCATCTATACTTCTATTAGGAAATGCTTTTTTAAGAACATTTAATTCTTTTTGAAAAGAAGCTATTCTCCATATATCATCCTCTGCAACATAAGTTTTATTAAAAGTATCTGTTACTTTATTAAATAATTTTTTAGCACCACTATAAGCTTGACTAGCAAATGCTCTATCTAATCTTTTTACCCAATTAGTATCTGTTAAATTTTCATTTATTAATTTTTTAAATTCACCTACTCTAACATTTTGATTTACTATGCCGAGATTTTGATACTTAACATATAACTCCTCTAATGCTTTATTTTTGTTAGGAGTTCTAGCATACAACTCATTTGTTAAAGTTTTAAAAGCATTTCGAGTTTCTTTACTAAAAGGGTTTAGTCCATTTTGTGCCATAATAATGCCACCACCAATAGTATTACGAGCATGAGTTGTAAAACTATATA